GTTGTGCCACTATGTCCACGGGTCACTGTCATTGTATTATCATCAGCGGAAGCCGTAATAAGCATTAACTCGTTATCAATTAAAATAACATCGCCTTCTGTGGTCATGCCTGTCTCATCGATAACATCAACGCCTGTCTCACTTGCATCGAGAGCTTCATTTAAAGTTGTTGACAAAGCACCATTAGTTGTACCACTCCATTGTCCTGCACCCCAACCAGTACCACCTACAGTCACATCTAGACCTGTGTTTAACTGATAAGCTCCTACAACACTAGCACCACCATTACCTGTGTCAGAAGCATTGGCTGCAATGGCAGAGGTAATTGTATAACTATTAGAACTTATAACAGAAACAATTTTATATTCTTTATTAAGAACGGCAGCTGTTATGTTGCCACCTAAACTCACCGCCCCAGAGAAAGTTACGAAATCATTTTCATTAGCACCATGTGCGGGATCTGAAACAGTTATTGTTGTTGAACCATTTGTAGCTGAAAAGGTTACATCCCCTGCACTGGTTGTAGCTCTAATAGGTGTGATATCATTAAAGCCTTCACCTTCTTCAATATAATATTTTAATTGTGTGCCTATACCTAAAAGATCGGCTCCATCTAATGTTACCCAGTTATGTAAACGTCTTGCTGAACCTTCAAATGTTTCTGTAGTATATTTAGTCCAGCCTCCTATCTTTTCTGGAAAACCAAATCTAAATCTTACTTTATCACCATCAACATATCCACCTTCATTACTTTCAGATGTTATGTCTGATACAATCCCTGGTTTAAACTTTAACTTAGTAATAGGCATTAGACTATCCTCCCTGCTACTGTTCCAGACCCAGTTCTTGTAACATTACTGTCTCCTTGTATATAGTAACCTGCCAATCCTCCAGACGAACCTGATGTGCCGTTTGTAGGCGCAGTAGCTGGAAAAGTAACGTCTGTTCCTGAACCATCGGTACCTGTTGCTCCAGTTGAACCATTGGCACCTAAAGCTCCACCTGCTCCACCAGTGCCTCCGTTACCAGCATTATTAGAGCCAGAGCTGCCACTAGAACCAGAAGTTGCTGATTGTGTGAATCCTTGACCAACGCCACCCGCTCCACCTGCAGCTCCTGCTTGAGTAGCTAAACATGTACCAGAAACAGCTCCGCTTAATGTGTTATAATAAAAATTAGGTGATGTAGTTCCTTGATGAGCAGTAGTTCCATAAACAGTAAAATAAGTTTTAGTTGACGCATTTATACCTGCTGTACCACTATTAGAAACAGATGTTCCAGAACTTGAGGTGCTTTCGCTTACAGAAATAGTAGGTGTTCCGTATCCACTACCATATTGAGTACTAATACTAGCAGATACAGTATAAACTCCAGTTGTGTTTGTTTTTGCAGAAAAATAAATAGGGCCTCTGTTTGCACAAGCTCCAGAAAGACCTGTTCCTGCTCCACCAAGGGAATTTAAATCAAACTGCGATGGATTGATACCTCTGCTAAACTGTCCTCCAATACCTCCCCACAATCTGTCACCGACAACCCCAACTCCGTCTAAATTATTCCCTGAACCGCCATAGACTGTAAACCAACTAGGAGAATTATTTTGTGGCGTAAAAGCTCCACCACCACCTTCATCAACCAATTCAGAAAATGTAGCATTAGCAGTGTAAACACCTTTACCACCTGTTCCGCCAGTGCCTCCACCGCCTCCACCACCTTTGATGTTAGCACCACTATTATTAACAAGAGTAGTTGTCACATCTGCTTTTAAAGCTGTTCCACCATTAGATCCTGCTGCACCACCTTGACCATATATATTACCGTTATTAGTCACAGTTATACTTCCAGAACCACCAGAAGCTAAGTCTAAAGCAGGAGAACCAGTAGATGTACTATAAACAGTTACGCCTGAGTTTATTACAATATATTTTGGGTAATCGACAGCATAATCATCTCCAAACATACTTGAGCCAGTTTGATTTGAAGTGTTAGAAGAAAAAGTTTTTTGCCACCCTCTAGCTTGAGAATAAAAACTATTTAAGCTAATAGCACCACTTGTGGGAACATTAGCAGCTAAATTTGTAGCTGTATTATTACCTGCGTTATCTCTTATTTTAGATCCACCACGATAGTAATCATCAAAAGAAACAGGTGTATTACTCCCGGGGCTAAATTCATCCCGAATGTCTGAAAGACTTATTGTTCCAGAACCAGTTAACGCCATTAGATTGATCCGAAAGCTGTAATATTTCCAGTTACAGTTAAATTACCACTGCTATCTAATTTAAATTTGTTTGTTCCTTGATAGGCAATTCTTAAAGTCCCAGCCGATTCAGTAATTGTATAGTCCCCTAAATCAACTGTTGTCGCATTCATTGTCGCTGTTGTCATAGATGTTGTAGCCGTAACCGATGTGTCGGCAGCCAAAGTCCCTGTTACAGAAGCACCCGTAGCAGATGTCGCTAACTTTGGACTATTATCATGATAAAGAGTTACCGCTCCATCATCAACAAAGGTAGCCATTGTTTCTGCACCATCGGCACCGCCTAAAAGAGATACTTGACTAGCAGATATATTTAAGTTCCCAGTTCCACTGTCAACTATAAAAGAACCATTTGTTGCGTGATGATATATTTTTAAATCTTGAGAAGCACCAAACTGAAGAGTATCATCAGTACCTGCTGTAGCTGAATCACCGAAGTTTATATTCTTACCATTTGTATCTAAGTTACCTCCTAATTGTGGAGATATATCTCCTAAAAGATCTGTAGATATATTTCCTACGTTAGCATTGGATCCTGTTCCATCAGCATATATAATAGCTGAAGTACCTGTTGCCATACTAACCGTGGTTCCCGAACCACCGCCCTGTAATATAGTGGCAGTTTGTCCAGTGTTATTACTTATAAAATACCATTTTTGTTGGTCGTTAGGATCTATGGTTAGATTAAAAGCACCAGAGGGTGTACCTGTTAACAATAATACTTTGTGGTGACCATTTGAAACTGTACCATCGTCTGTAGTTAATGTTGTATTTCCAGATATAGTTAATGTAAGAACACCATTCAATGCATCATCGATAATATCGAAGTTTTTATTGGTTGTTGTTCCCCAGGTTCCCGCTTGTTCACCAGAACCTATTTTCTCTATACCTGTGTTTGCTGTATATGTACTTGCCATAGTTACCTCATTCTACCTCTATCTCTGTCCATATTTCTGACCCAGACGGAGTTACTGTTGTCCATGTCTCTGTGCCACTTGGTGTAATGGCTGTATAAATCTCTGGAGTTGCACCTGCATTTATCTCTTCAAACAACAATTCTCCAAGTGAGTCTTGAGAAAAATTAAAGTCTTTGGTAGCAACACCTGACCCTATCATAATACCATTTGATGTTTTTGTAAATGCAGACTCTATTTCAGACACACCTAATCTTGCTCTAAGACCAGCTGATGTCATTATAATGTCGGTGCTTAACTCTGCATTTGCACCTGCACTTATGTAGATAGCATTTGATGTCTGGGTGAAAGTTCCGTTCATGGAAATCACGCCAGACATTATGCCTATGGCAGCATTGGCACTTGATGAGATACCACTCTGCTCGGATACACCTGCTAATACAATACCTTGATCCGATATGGAGTATTCAGATAGAGCAGATGCACCTAACATTAGCTAGCCTTTTCTTCTTTGGTCTCTTCTTCACCCTTAACAGATTGTATCAATGAGTTTGTAAAAGCATTTTGAGCCACAGTCACTTGGTCTAATTGAAACTTTAGACTAGCAGCTTTGGCCTGTAAGTCTTTTATCTGATTGATAAAATAGTTCTGGTCTTGAGATAAATCTTCTTGATTATACTCTTTACCATCAATAGTAATTACGTTTGTTTTTTGTTCAGTCATTACCAAGTTACTCCACTTGCTGTTGTTGGGTTAGCTTTTGCAGCTATCTGAGCAGCTATTCCATCTTCTATTGATGTGACTTGCTCTGCACCAAGTGCATCTTTAGCCCATCCAATAGCCTGTGTCTCTGTGATATCTGCGTATGGTACTGGTGTGCCTACAAGTGTTACACCGACTGTGCCATAAGCTGACCCTGTGTTACCATCTGAGTCTTCATCAGATGCTCTCCAATGCAAGATAGTCACAATATCTGTGTTGTCTCCCTGCACTAAGTCTCTTTCCATATTTGCGATTGTCCAAGTTACTGCCATTTTATTCTCCTTTAGGTTAAGTTAGGCTGTTTCTAATGCTACTATTCTAGCTTCTAATGCTTCAATTTTCTCTTGTGCTTTTTGCAATGCTGATAGCAAAACTGGTATGGTTTCCGTATAATTAAGTCCTAGTTTATCATTATCCTTTGCATCAGACACAATCATTTCAGGATACTTTGTCTGCCAATCCTGAGCAATAAAACCTATTCTTTTTGTATCATCATCTTCATCAGCAATATATTTATAATTAACTGCTCTAATATTTTTTATATTGTCATAGCTTTTTTGTTTATCTAATTCATTTATATTTTCTTTTAAAGTTTCATCTGATGCTGTTGACCATGAATTAGCACCATTACTTAAATAAACACCTACTCCACTAGTTGCCATAAAATAAGCAACAACACTTGATGAAGAAGAATTGTTTACTTGAAAATGATAACTAGTTCCAACACTTATTCCTATTCCTACTCTACCTGCTGATGTTATACGCATACGTTCTGTGTTGTTGGTAAGGAACTCTATTGTGCCAGAGGCTTGGTTGTTAATACGCAAAGCATCCGCTGGTCCGCCAATATGCTCAATGTGGCTGTTGGTAGAGTCACTACGCATTTGAATGTATTTTGAAGTTCCAGAGGAATTTTGCATACGGACAGATTGCCCTGTGCCAACTGCGTGAAGAACGGTGGAGGGCGAAGTCGTACCAATCCCCAATCGCTCCTCACTAGCATCCCAAAATAGCTTTGCTGTTGTACCTGTGTCTTCGTAGAAGGAGATGTCGCCACCTGTAGAAATATTTTGCCTTAGTTTCCCTGCAACTCTAACAGAGTAATCAGTTGATGTACCACCCTGCAAAAGTGTTCCTGACGTTCCACCAGAATAAGTGCCAAACAAAATGCTATCTTGGTCGTCAATATTTAATGTTGCCCCATTGCCAAGAGTAACATCCCCACTAACAGTCAATCCACCAGCAACATCTAATTTTGCACTAGGACTTGCAGTACCAATACCAACATTTCCACCTGATGTTATATTTAATGAATTAACACCTACTTGATAAAACTTAGTTACTCCTGAACCTGTTGCTTGAATAACTAAATCATTATCTGTACTGCCTGTAATATACTCTGAAGCACCTATTCTACCTGCTGAATTTGCATCTTTTGATACTGTAATAAAACCACCAGTTACGTCTAACTTAGATAAGGGTGTAGTTTTACCAATACTAACATTGCCACTGCTATTCAAAGTTACCTGTGGTGTGCTTCCGCTACCTGCAATAAATTGCAGTTCAGAAGTGTTGCCACCACTTATATCATTGCCTATTCGTGCAGTATTTGTTCCTGCGTTGTCTTGAAAAAACAGTTGCATCCGTTTATTAGCTGAAGCAGAGGTTTGAAACACAACTCCATTGTCATTTGATAATGTACTTAATATTCCTGTAGGACTACTATTACCAATACCAACATTACCTGCTGATGTTATACGCATACGTTCTGAGCCAGTATCTGTAGGGTCTACTGGTGATATACCTGTGCGGAACGTAATTCCTGCTGTGTCTGTAGCTAAACACAAACCTGCCGCATCAGCCGACATATAACCAGAGGCAACGCCACTAGCACTATACATAATTGCTCCACCATTAACACCATCAGCACCTACTACTTGCAATAACGCACTAGGCGAACTAATACCAATACCAACCCTATTATTAGTTGAGTCTACCTTTAACGTAGCATTATCTACACTTAAATCACCTGTTACATCAAGAGTACCACTGAGGTCTGCATCAGTGACTATCTTGGATATGTCTTTTGCTCTTGTCATTCTGCATTCTCCAATGCTGTAATTCTAGCTTCTAAGTCTGTCTTAGCTGTTTCAAGTGTTTCTATTCTTGTCATAGCTTCCTGTAGTGCTTTGACTGCTTTCATGTAGAGTATTGAATAGTTTACGTTTTTTGTTGTAGTTTCAAGTTCATTGTTATTCTCATCTCTGTCAGGAACTTCAAAAACTAAACCACCCATTCCTGCTGTTTCTAATTCTTGTGCAATTACACCAAGCATATTTGGTGTGTCAAGATTATCAGATTTTAAACTATACTTACGAATTTGTAGTGATTTAATATCATCCCATTGAGATGAAGCATTTATAATATTTTCTTTTAATTTTATATCTGAAATAGCACCATAACTATTATTAGTATTTACTACATTACCATTTCCATAAACGTAAAAAACATTTGCAACACCATTTACACCACAAACTATATGAAATGAACTTGTATTATTACAATTAGAACCAATTAAGGTATTAAATACAGAATCACCACTTGTATTATTTGCATTGTAAACACTAACAACTTGGTTTGCTGAAGCATCATTGAAAAACCCTGCTCTAGTTGCTCCGTTTACTGCACTACCAGTACCCACCAACAAGTTGCCACTGCTGTCTATACGCATTCCTGTGTACCACTGATAGGTGGTTCCATTGTATGCGTAGTATTCAAAATCTAAGCCCCCCGCATAAGTGCCCCCGCTGGTAGACCCATTACCTGTAATACGACCGTGACGTTGAGTGCCAGAAACGCCATCAAGATTAAACTCAAGAGAACCAGAGCTAACAATGGAAGGGGCGATAAGCGAGCCAGTGTTTATTATTCCAGAATGTCCAGACCCGACCACCAATACATCACCCGTCAAATTTGCTGGGGTGCTCGTAGTCCCTACCAACAAGTTGCCACTGCTGTCTATACGCATACGTTCTGCTGCTACAGCATCAAGAGGTCTTGTAATAAATGCTAAACTACTTTCTGTATCACCTGAACCTGAAATACAGGCAATACCACTAGCACCATTAGTAAATGTTGAAGCATCAGTTATAAAAGCAATACCAGTTGCACAAGTAGAATCATCAGTTGGGTTTTTGACAAGTATGTCTGCATAAGTTGTGTAGTCACTAGCACTAAAATTAGTTGTTCTAGCAGATGGCTCAACCATAAGAAGAGCAGATGGACTATCAGTACCAATACCAACATTTCCACCTGATGTTATACGCATTACTTCGCCTGATGTATTACCTGCTGGATAAAACCTAATGTTAGCTCCTGCACCACCTGTGGCATTTATTGTTGGTATATTTGCACCATAAGTACCTCCCCAAGTTAAATTATAACCATCTCTTAAGTTTATGTTTCCATACACATCTAAATGTGTAACAGGTGTATTATTTCCAATACCAACTCTATTAGTTCCTCCATCAACAAAAAACATAGCAGAATTACCAATACTCTCAACACGAAAGTCGTAGTTAAGAGAGTTATCGTTAAAAACAGCTTCACCTGTATTTTTTATATACAAAAGACTTTGTGTGTCTGTGTCATTATTAAACCTAAACCCATTCGATGAGTTTCCTACAAAATAAGATGTAGAGTTTATATTAATTACACCATTAGTCGTAGTCACACCATCCACAGTCAATCCATCACTAACTACTGTACCTGTTACGTTAATGCCTGTTGAGGTGGTGTTGAGTGTGGCTGCGTTGTTGTGATAAAGCGTTACCGCACCGCCTTCAAAGAAAGTTGCTAAATTTGAAGTATTTGTTCCTTGAATAGCAACATTCGTTGAAGCCTGAACAATTAAACCTCCAAACCCTACCTCTTTGATATAGCTATTACTGCCATCATGATGAATCTGTAAGTCAAAATCTGCACCAAACAGAGCTTTCTCATTGTCTGCAAATTTAAGGCTTCCTGCTAGAGTTACATCTTGACTAGCATCAACTGTAAAAGCTGTTGAGCCACCAGTGGCAACTGTAATAACATCTGAACCAGAAAATGTAATAGAGGTGTTTGTGTCTTCATCACCCGAAATAGAATCAAGCTGGATGCTACCTACATTCGTCAAATTAGCATCACTCATATCTAATGAGCCAGTAACATCTAAGTTACCAGAAACACTTAAATTACCAGCCATAGTGACGTTGCCATCAAACACGCCACCATCTGCCTTGCTTACTGTATCAGCTACAGAGAATACATCGTAAACAATAATCTCAATGATATCACTAACAGCAGCACCTTCTCCTAGTACAATAGATGTACCACTAGTGG